CAATACAACAAATACATGGGGTAATATTGGATTTAAACCAGCTAATGTTACAGAATTGGATGTAAGTATGTTGTTTGCTAAGGCTATTCGTAGTATCAACAAGAATGAAAGTGTAAGTGAACTGTTTGTATGAAAACTTGGACTCAAATTATTCAACACGTTCAGAAACAAAAAATTGAACGTAAATGGCAAAAGTTGTATTGGGCAATTGACATGCATGATACTATCATTACGGGTACGTATAACCGATTTAATGATGGGGCAGTCATTTATCCATATGCCAAGGAAACTCTTGACTATCTATTCAATAGTCCAGATCATTATACCATTCTTTGGACCAGCAGTTATATGACATCAATTCAAGATGTGGTTCAACGTTTTGATTTGAATTTTAACGGAATTAACTGTAATCCTGAATGTCCTAATACAACGTTGTGTGACTTTCAAAGCAAGTTTTACTTCAATTTTGTACTTGATGATAAAGCAGGATTTGATGGCACCAAAGATTGGCGTGAGATTTACGAAGCATTAACGAACACTGATAAGGTTTATAGTACCAAACAAAAAAGAATTATGGAGGACAGTTTGTCATGAAATATATTGAGGCACCAAGTTACGAATGTTTGAATGTTCCGTATCCGTCTGTATTTTTTGCAGGCACTATTACGGGTGCTAAGGATTGGCAGAAAAATCTATTTGAACGAATTCGTTTGTGTAATGGAACCGTCTACAATCCAAGACGGGAACATTTCGACTTCAACGATCCAAACGAAAGTGCTGTTCAGATTGAATGGGAGTACATTCAATTGCATCAGGCTGACATCATTTCGTTTTATTTCAGTCATGAAACGTTGGGTCCGATCACGTTGTTTGAGTTGGGTGCTGCTTTGGAACGAAACTTGATGATTCCCAAGAAGCAAAAGATTCTCATTTATTGTGAACCCGAGTATCGGCGAAAGTTTGATGTTGAGTTTCAAACTCAATTGATCTTGAAGACGTACAATTCGATGGTTGTAGATGGACCCAAGGAAGATTTTGTATTCTACTACGACGATTATGATGAATTTGTGAAGAATTTGATTGAACGCATCGTGAACCGATAGTACAGTATATACCATGAAAGTTGCAAAATACAATGATGCCAAGTGTTGGGTTGTAAGTGACCTACATCTTGGTCATAAAAAGGAGTTTATCTGGGGTAAGCGTGGATATTCGTCCGTCGAGGAACATGATCGTGCTGTTATTGCCAAAATCAACGAACTGGTTGGTCCGGACGATATTCTGTTTTCACTGGGTGATTTCTGTTTGAACACTGATGAAAAGCAGTTTGAAACGTATCTGGATCGAATTGTGTGTCAAAACATCAAATTGATTTGGGGTAATCATCCTAATCCGTTGTTCAAGATGTATCGAAACATGATTTGTGCTAGATACTGTCAGGATGATATTGAGGTTTATCCGTATCGATATCGCAATGTGACTATTCTTGGCTATCATCATGAGTGCGTCATTCATGGACGATATGTGGTTCTGAATCATTTTCCTATTGCTATTTGGGAAAACATGAAGGAGGGAGCATATATGTTGTGTGGTCATAGTCATTACAGTTATCCAGCAACTCAAGTGGATAGTGCTGATGGATTGACTTTGGATTGTGGATGGGATGGTCATGCCAAACCTCTGTTGTTTGATGAAATTGTTCAAATCATGAATCAGAAACAGATTAGGAAAGCAGATCATCACGTTAAGTAACAACACCCCCACATTATAAAAACATGTGGGGATTTTTTATGTCTTGATAAAGCAAAGTTGTTAGTATATATTACTGGTTATGTCTACATCACAATTGTTACACGACGAAAGTCACAAGTTTTTGACGGATCTTGGATTTGTTGCAAGACCTTTAATTGGTCAGACGATTAAAATTGCATATGATTATCCAGATGCAATATCGCTTACATTGAATAGGTCAATCAAAGTGACCTCATTAGAAAAGTTGTTGCAGATCATTGTTGAACAAACGTATTCTGAGGGTCGTGAGCAGGGAAAGAATGATGCAATCAATGCAATCATGAAAAATGTAACCAGAACAATTTTTGACATCAAATAAATTATGAATAATTCTAATTATGCAGCCAAAGAAATTCTAACTCTGCTTCTTAAGAAGGGGTGGGTTTCTACAGAATGTTTTAGTGCAGGAGAACTTGAAGCTGAAATTGCAGCAATTATCAGCAACGCTGCTCTATCAAATATCAGTTTGGAAAGTCAATCATATACGTTTGATAGTGCCACTACCAAGACCTATACATTTACCGTTTAAACCGTTAAATAAATGATTACATTAGGATTTTCAATTGGTCATGATAAAGGTGCTGTACTGATTATTGATGGAGAAGTCAAAATTGGTATTTCACAGGAAAGACTATCAAGAATCAAACATGATGGTGCGTGGAAAGATGCTCATACACCTGATTACGATGTTCCATTTGCGTCCATTTACTACTGTTTGGACGCTTATGGATTGAGGTTTGATCAAGTTGATTTGTACGTCTATAACTTCACAGAAGACTACAAGAACGCTTCTGATCATGTTGAACAACACTTTGTAAACGAAACAAAGTTGTCACTTGATAAGTTGGTGTACATTCCACATCATTTGGCACATGCGTTTTCATCTTTTTATTCTTCGGGATTTGATGATGCAGCAGTTGTTGTTGTTGATGCAATGGGAAGTGTGTTCAACAACAAAACTGCTGATTGGTACAATAATGATTATCCGTTTAGACGAGGTGAGTTTGCCGAAGGACATTCCATTTATCATTTCAAACGTGATCAAAAGTACAAAGAAGTATACAAGAAGTGGGTTTCATATCCCATGCATCATCCAGACCATCCTAACAATGGTGACGGACATAGTTTGGGATATTTTTATGGAACTGGAACACGTCAATTGGTGTACAACGCTGAAACCAATACATGGGCAGCTGGAAAACTGATGGGATTGGCATCATACGCTGATACTGAATGGTTGGAGAAACAACCGGATTTGATTGATATCAATCCCGCAACCAAATCGTTTAAAGTATTTGGTTGGCCACATTTTTATCATTCTCATGTGAACCATGAATCTGGATTTCAGGAACGTGCAAATATTGCTGGACTTTATCAAAGATCACTTGAAAGGGGTATAACGATTTTGGCTGAACATGCCAAACGTGAAACAAACAGTGATAACTTGTGTGTTGCTGGTGGATGTTTCTTGAATTGTAACACCAATGAACAGTTGATCAAATCGGGATTATATAAGGATTACTTCTTTTTACCGCCAGCTGATGATAGTGGTATTCCGTTGGGATGTGCGTGGTATGGACATGTTGTCTTGGGATACGAAGAAACTACATCTCAGATGAAACATGCGTACTTTGGTAAACAATATAGTGAAACTGATATCGCATATGGTGTTTACAAGTATATGGATGTAATTAACGACCACAATTTTGTGGTTAAACGTTATGATTCTGAAGATGAACAAATTGAAGCGATTGCCAAGATGTTGGCAGAAAATAAGGTGATTGGATATTTCAGTGGAGGATCAGAAATCGGACCACGTGCTTTGGGACACAGAAGTATTTTAGCTTCACCGTGTGCACCGTGGATGAAAGAATATGTGAATGCTGAGATCAAGAAACGTGAATGGTATAGACCATTTGCACCGTCTGTTCTTGAAGAGTATGCGTCTGAGATCTTTACGTTGAGTGTTTATTCACCGTTTATGTTGGTGACCAGTCAAGTGAATCCAAATTGGGCGTCAAAGATTCCTGCTGTGGTTCATATTGATAATACTTCACGGTTTCAATCAGTTTCAAAAAATGTTAATTTGAAGTATCACAAGTTGATATCTAAGTTTCATGAATTTACAGGTGTACCATTGGTAATGAACACCAGTTTCAATGGCAATGATGAACCTATCGTTGAATCGCCATATGATGCAATGCGTTGTTTTGTGAGAAACAAGATGAATGCTTTGTGTATTGAAAACTTCGTAATTACACATTTAAAAAAATAGTAGAATCACATACAAACAATAGTTATAATCAAATATGAGAACAAATGTTATTATCACAGACGATTTTTATACGAATCCTCTTGAAGTTCGGCAATTTGCATTGGGTCAAGAATTTAAGGTACGTGGAAATTATCCGGGAGCAAGAACTGAACCGATGGTCAATGATTCTATTCGTGACACCATTCAGGCTCTTGTTTTGAACGCAGGTGGTCGTATCACATCGTTTCCGAATGATGGTTACAATGGATCTTTTCAAATCACCTATGCATGGGAAAAGTCGTGGATTCATGCTGATTCATTCAATACATGGGCGGGAATATGTTATTTGACTCCAAATGCACCGTTGACTGGAGGTACAGCTACGTATCGTCATAAACCAACAGGTGCGTACTTTTCAACAGAACTCAATGATGAACAGGCAAAAGACGCTGATGCTGATGGAAGTGATGTAACCAAGTGGGAAACCGTTGATACCTTTGGCAATGTATTCAATCGGTTGGTATTGTATCGTGGAAAGGCATATCACATGAGTCGTGATTATTTTGGTCGAACGCTTGAAAATTGTAGGTTGTTTCAAGTGTTTTTCTTTGATACTGAATATTGATCTATGCCTTTAAAAATAGTAAAGGTTGTTATATACGGTCTTTCTGAAACTATTGATTTATCTACAAACGCACCAAGTTATCAACCAGAATATTCTGGGATTGAAACAACAACGTTTAAAGATGATTCTAACTTCACTGAGATCTACAATAATTGGGAACCCGATATCGTTGTAGTTATTGGGAACCTTAATCACTTTCCTATTGTATCACGGTGGCAAGAACATCTTAAATCTAAACTCTATTTGTTGTCTAAACAAGAGTGGGAGTGTAATGGATCAAACTATTATGTAGAAGAGTTCTTTAATCGATACATCAAAAATAGTATAACCAATTATAATTCTCTCAACAAGATTTCGGTATATACCGCGTCGTGTAACACAAAAGATAGAATCAGAGTTGCATACGAATCATTAATAAATCAAACCCACCAAAACTGGGAATGGTCAATTTATGATGATTCTACCGATGAAACGACATGGGAAATTGTCAAAGAGTTGGCAAAAACTGATGGTCGTATCAACATTAACAAAAACGCAAATCAGTCTGGATATTCCAGAATAGGATTCAACAAGTTTAGTGCAGCAACGCATTGTTCATCAAACTATCTTGTTGAATTGGACCATGACGACGCTTTTACACCTACAGCGTTAGAAAAAATACTATTTACTCACAAAAAATTCCCAGAGTGTGGTTTTGTTTATGCTGATTGGGTTGAAATGCATTTTGAGTCCAAACAAGAAATAGATTATGGTGATCCATACGCATGGGGATATGGATCATATTACACTGTAAAACATCCATTTCATGATAGAGACATGAAAGTGGCATGCGCACCAAGTGTAAATCCGTTGAGTATAAGGCGTTTGTGGAGTTTGTTTAACCATCCAAAGTCATGGAAGAAAGACTTTTACATTAAAATTGGTGGACATAATCGATATCTTAATAGTGCCGATGACTATGAACTGATGTTACGAACGTTTTTGAACACGCGAATGGTTCATCTACATCACTTTTGTTCGATTCAGTATTTTTACGATCATAACACCAAAGTTAGTAATGGAGGATTGGGATGGGAGTATCATGGTGACATTATGCGTCATGTACGATACATTCAAAACCATTATACGGGCAAAATTAAAGCCAGATTTGAAGAGTTGGGAAAAGTAGACTGGGGATACAATCCAAAAAACCCAGATTCAGTGAAAGATTTTTATCTCGGACAAAATTATGCACGATCCGGGGAAGAAGAACAACGTGCAAACATAGATTTTACACCTTAATATGAAGAACAAAACTGTAAAAATTGTATTGAACGCAATGGTCAAGAATGAAGCAGCCGTCATTGAACGAATGCTTGAATCTGCCTACAAATATATTGATTACTGGGTTATTCAAGACAACGGTTCTACCGATGGAACACAGGATATCATCAAGAACTTCTTTGAAAGCAAGAATATTCCGGGTATTTTGTATTACGAGCCATGGCAATACCCCGGTTATAATCGTAACCATACTCTTCAACATTGTTTGCAATCTAATCATGGATGTGATTATATTTTACGTATGGACGCTGACGAAATCTTAGAAGTTGATGAAGATTTTGATTGGGACACTATCAAAAGTCATGATGCTTGGAATATGGTTGCTCGTAGTGGCAATTATGACTATTATCGTATGTGGTTGTGGAAGACAGGATTGCCATGGTACTTCGCTGATGATAAACGACATGAAACTATTCACATGAAAGACAACCAAACATACAGCGTTGGAATGCTTTCACACAAGTTTCGCCATGTGTTGTTGCCAGGTGGTGTAACGTGGGAAAATCCATTCAAGTTTTTCATCGACGCACTTGAATTGGAAAATCAGGTTGTTACCAAACAAAACTGTAAAGATCTTTACCATCTGTTTTATGTGGGTAAATCGTATAACGATACCGTTAACGGTGAAATCTTTCCGTTTAAATTGGATCACGCTAAAGAAGTTGTACGCCGTGCTACATTCTACTTTGAACAGTACATCAAACAACATATTCCAGAGTATCCAAATGTCAATCTATTCAAAATTCCCGCAAAAGCAGAGTACGTTTACTACGGACTTTATTTGATTGGTTGTATGAATGAAAATGTTGGTCATATTGATGTAGCATTGGATTATTGGAAGAGAGCTTTTAATTTTGACCCAATTCGTAACGAAGCAATAATGGCTTTGTGCAGACATTATCTCAATAGAGTTGATGATGTTCCTAATTTGTATTTGTATTCTAGTATCGCAATACGAAATAAATATCCGTTTCCTGATAAACGAGTGGTATGGGTTGAAAAAGACGCATACGTAGACACTGGATGGCAGGCACTCGACTATTATGTAGTGTCTTCCTATCACATGGGATTCTTCGAAGATTCAAGAGATGCCGCCCGTTTGTTATTGTCGGACAATTATAAACATCTGGTTCCTACTGAACATCGTGGTCGAATTGAGAACAACTTGTATCATGCCAATTTAAAACTTCAGTAAGTGGTTGACAAAGGCCCGTTCATGGTGTAAATTTCACCCATGTTAACGTTGAACTCAAAGAAAAAGAAGATTGTCATTGTGGCTGACCCCCACAATGACATTCAAAAACTTGATAGCATCATCAAACGAGAGGATGCTGATATCAACATCTGTCTTGGTGATTGGTATGATAGCTTTGTATATGATAGCCCTTTGGATTACGAAGCAACTACCAAATATCTGAGAGACACATTTCTACCAGATCCGAGAAACTACACTCTATTTGGTAACCACGATATTCATTATCTCTATTACAACGAAAGTGCAATGTGTAGTGGTTACGAAGAATGGAAATATCGAACCATTGACGAGGCGTTGGGTAAAGACCGTGGATCTGTTCGTAACAAGTTTCATTGGTTTATTGTGTTGGACGATATTCTACTGACTCATGCTGGGTTGGATAACAGACTATTACCGCCACATCTCAAAACCAATACAGATATATTCAATTATCTTGATGGACAATCAAAACAAGTTTCTTCCAAGTTGATCTCAAACGACGTTCATTGGTTTTACCAAGTTGGCCACAGTCGTGGAGGACGTTTTAAAGCAGGAGGAATCGTTTGGTGTGACTTTGATTATGAATTCTGTCCTATTGATGACTTGAGACAAATTGTGGGTCATACCAGTCAATGGGAAACCGGACGAGCAAAACAACATATCACAGAAGGTGTTATTAACATCGCAGACGCAAACAACATTTGTATTGACTGTCATTTGAATCAGTATCTTGTGTTGACTAATGGAAAGTTGGAATTGAAAAACTACACGGATCTATAAAACTATGAAAATATTTTTGGCAATGTTGTTTAACTTGGGTTTATCGTTGGGATTGAGTGTGTTGTTTTACACACAATTCAAACTTGACGTGTCACCTACAATTATTTCTATCATGTTGATCGTGGCTTATCTTTTGTTGCCACAGAAGTTCCACGATTGGATGGCTGACCACAAAGAATGAACACACACGTTTCTGAAGAAATAAAAAACAAATATCCTCACATGGAGTTTCGTGGCAAACAACGGCAACTCCATGATCGAATAGTCATTGAAGCGTATAATCCTGCCACGGAACAACATTTCTTTTACAGCTTCGATGAGGATTTTTTCTGGTTCAAAGACCAAATTCCTGATTGGAAACTTCAAAAAATCTCTTGACTATTCACGAATGTATGGTAAAGTTCAATCATGACTGAACAAACCTACATGAAACTTCAAGACAAAGTTATTCGTCCTAAGTTTGACGTTAATAAGATCAATGTCGATCATCCACGTTTCAAGAATTTGGTTGACCGATACGTTGATTGGTCTCAAGATAAAGATTACACCGAGTGTGATCGTACTGAATACGAAGATGATATTCGTAGTTGTCTGGACGAGTTTGATCTGGATGGTTATAATCTGGCAGAACATTTGAAGAGTAAGGTTTATCTTGATCCGAATGCTGAGTTGGTTGACATTCTGGATGATGCCACGTTTGTCAAGGCTGCTCTTGAAAAGGAAATGTTGACTCAGTGGGTCCAAGAGAATTTCCTGACTATTCCAGATGATGTAGTTGGCAAGAAGGTTAACGCTAAACAGGGTCTTCGTAAGTATGAGAATTACTACATTACTGGAATTCGGGCTGACAATTATCATGTGACTGTTAGTGATAATTCCAAGAAAAACGGTGGATGGATTGTCGGGTTTGAAGATGTAACTTTTGTTGACTTTCCTGATGAAACACTCTAGACTAGTGTCCATGAATAAAGATTTTGACGATGCTTTAATGTTGATTATGGGATGGATTGCGTTTGCAGTGTTGATTGCAGCAGTAAATCTGATAGTTGTGATTGGAAAGTTAATTTTCGAGGCTTGACATTTTCTAAAACTGGTTTAAACTCTTACAACAATATGAAAAAGAATCTGGTTCACGTTATTTTTCCCGCTGACAAGGTTATCTCTTTTGTTCATAACAGTGATGACACGGTTGAAAACATTCTGGGAGTTGTGTTTGAAATGTTTAATCACGGTAGTAACATTGAGAGTGAATTGTTTTTGAATAGTAAGTGTCGTAGTCTTAGTGTAAATGATATTGTGGCGGTGAATGGCAAATACTATTTGTGTGAATCTTTTGGATGGAAAGAAGTGACGGCTGAGTTTGTGAATGACTTGGAAGAGGAAGTAGAAAATAATCCATTAACTTTGGCGCATGGACCTTGGTTTGGGTTGAGTGAAGTAATGTGGAACCGTAAGAACGGTGAGATGGAGTTGTCGTAAAAAAGTAAGATAAATCTATGAAAATTGACCTAGATACTGTGGATAGTAGCCAATTCATGGTGCATGAACACTTTCTCAACGGAGAAATCGTTCATTTGATTCAACCGCAACATATCGGCACGAAATGGCGGCAAGACAACAAGCACATGCGTAGTGTGGTTGTGAATTATGCCGGTGAAGTTATCAGTGCAGGCTTTCCAAAGTTTACCAACTGGGGCGAAAATCCTGAACACTTTCCAGTTCCCAATTCGTTGAATCATTGTACCGTGGTTGAAAAGCTTGATGGTTCATTGTTGATTGTTAGCAAGCATAACGGCAAATACATTCTACGTACCCGTGGAACTGTTGATGCTTCTACTATGGCTAATGGTCATGAGTTGGAACTGTTCAAGAATACTATTCTTAAGACCCTTGATGTTTTTTTGCCCGTCGATATAAACGGTAGTTGGCACTATTCTATTTTGTTTGAGTGGGTTAGTCCTATCAACAAGATTGTATTGAATTATGGTGATGAACCAGACTGGTATTTGGTTGGTGTGGTAAATCACGATCACTACTCTGTGTGGTCTCAATCCCGTTTGAATGAGATGGCCAATGAGTTTAATCTCAAACGCCCTCCTACCTATACTTTTTCTGGTGTTGAAGATCTGTTAAAGGATGTTGACCAATGGAGAGGTAAGGAAGGTGTGGTTGTTTATTCAAAGAATGACCAAATGCTTCACAAGGTAAAGGGTGCGTGGTATCTTGCTCTTCACCACATGAAGAGCGAGTTGTCAAACATTGAAAAGGTTATGGATGTGTGGTTGGAACAGGGTATGCCTGACTATCAGACTTTTTATAACTATATCTTTACCACCTTTGATTATGAATTGGCTGAACAGTGCCGTGGTATGATTAGCCGTATTTGTGATGCTAAGAAGGAAGTGGATATGATTGTGAGTGGTATGAATGATTTTGTGAATAACAGACTCAAGACTCTACCAAGTCGTAAGTTACAGGCTGAACAAGTAATTTCAGCTTATGGTAATACTAATCGTGCGGCTTTTTTGTTCAAGTTGCTTGATGGTAAGTCGTTAGGCAATGAAGAATATAAGAAGTTACTATTTCAAGTTCTAAAAAATTAAAATAAATTGGTAGTCTTTTTATTTATTATATAATTTATAGTCAATTACGATTATTGTCATATGAAACATTTTTACCAAAACTTGGGAGAAACATGGTTCGATTATCCCGAGTTGTACTCCACAGTTGTTAAAAAATTCCCCAGCGGTTCTCACTTTGTTGAGGTTGGAACATGGAAAGGAATGAGTGCTGCTTACATGGCTGTAGAAATTATCAATTCAGAGAAAGACATCAGATTTGACTGTGTAGACACATGGGACGTTGTTGCATCACCACAAACAGAAATATCACCGGATCTTTTCAACGGTCTGTATGATGTATTCATCAAAAACATAGAACCCGTAATACACCAAATCAATCCAGTCAAGTCTTTGTCTTGGGATGGCGCATCCTTGTATGTGGACAACTCACTGGATTTTGTCTTCATTGATGCTGCACATGACTACGAGAGTGTTAGAAAGGACATCAATGCGTGGTTTCCAAAGGTAAAAAATGGAGGAGTAATAGCTGGACATGACTATGGACGTGATGAGGTTCGTAAAGCAATCACTGAGTTTTTTAAGGATCACTCTATCTATGAAAGTGAAGGTTGTTGGATAGTTGGATTATTTTAATTAAGGAAGAATATAAGAAGTTTTTATTCCAAGTTCTAAATGATATTGATCCTTATACACCTTTTTAACTAGATCAGAACGAAGTTTGTAAGAAGTAAATATAAACCCCACTGAAAAGTGGGGTTTTTTGTTTCATAGGCGTAACATTCATTTTACTATTTATACGAATGAAAGTAAGATCTCTATTCATATCAGATTGTCACTTGGGAAGTGATTACTGTAATCATGATAAATTGGTTAAATTGTTGAGCGATGTTGAGTGTGATTATTTGTATATTGTTGGTGATTTTATTGATGGTTGGCAATTGAGTAGAAAGTTCAAATGGAACAACAATTATAATACAATACTACAGAAGATATTGCGTATGAGTAGAAAAGGTACACAGGTGTATTATATTTGGGGAAACCACGATGACTTTGTTGAACCGTTTACCGGGATTTATTTTGGTGAAAACGTGAAAGTTGTAAGAGAAATCAGTCACACTACATTGAAAAATGAAAAAATATTGATTCTACACGGTGATCAATTTGATGGTATAGTGACCAAAAACAAATGGATACAACATGTAGGATCGGTTATCTACGATTATAGTTTGGCAGTAAATAAGTTATTCAGAATATTTAAGTTTAGTTTCAGTAACTTTTTGAAACAAAAAGCTAAAGAAGCTGTCAAGTACATAAGCAGTTATGAAACAACGGTGGTGAATTATTGTAAAACCAGCAGTAATGATAGTATTTTATGTGGTCATATACACAAACCAGAAATTACCACTATTGATGGTGTAAAATATTACAATACAGGAGATTGGATCGAAAACAATACATTCATTGTAGAAAACAATGACGGTGAAATGCAATTGATTAAATATGAAAATACTATTTGGAGTTCAAACTGAAGGAAATGGACACATTACTCAATCTCTAGCAACAAAACAGTATCTAAAAGAAAATGGACACGATGTAAATACAGTTTTTGCTGCCAATAAAAGTAAAGGGCTGTCTAAATATTTTACAGATGAATTTAACGTAATTACGTATGCTGGCTTTGACTTTGTATTTGATAAAAAGGGTAGAGTCATCATTTGGAAAACATTGATTAAAAATTATTTGGAACTACCAAAACTGCTATACTCTTTTTTTACTATATGTAGAACTATTCGTAAAGAACGGCCAGATGTTATCGTTAACTTTTATGAACCTTTAATAGGACTAACCGCATTGGTATTTCCTAAAATCAAATATGTTAGTATCGCTCATCAATATGCAACTACTTTGCCAATGTATCCAAAAATCTCAGGATTTCCCGTTCAAAAGATATTTTTGAAGTTAATCAATTATGTCACCAGTATTCGTTCAACCAAAATTGCATTAAGTTATTATGAGTTTCAAGATGATACTGTCGTGGCATGTCCACCCATATTAAGAAACAACAGTTACGTTCTAAAAGATAACCAAGAAGATTTCATACTGGTATATTTGATGGAAGAAGGAATGTTAAAAGAATTGATAAATGAAGCAAAGAAACATCCAGACAAACAAATAGAATGTTTTACCAAATTGACCAAACCAGTTAAAGATCTACCAACTAATCTCACGGTAAGACCATTAGATGGTGAGTCATTTCAAGAACGAATGAAAGTATGTAAAGCAGTAGTATGTAGTGGTGGATTTGAAACCAGTTCAGAAGCAATTTATCAAATGAAACCGTTACTAATGGTTCCAATGCCAAATCATTACGAACAATATGCCAACTGTACTGATGCATATCTTCACAACTTTGCATTGTTCTCCAGTTATATTGATTTGGACAAAATTCCATACAATCAGTGTGGCAATACTAGTTGGTTTGATCGTCGTACAGAAATACTGAACAAAGTTTTTACGAACTAAAACAAAACCCCACCGTTAAAAGTGGGGTTTGTTTTTTATCAGTTCTTCTTAGGTTTGGTTGGACGATCACCATCCTTTGGTGGACCATCATGCTTTGGACCTTTCGGACCACCCGGAGGAGGACCAAAACTTCTCAACAACTTGCGATCATCTTCACTAACCTTGGCACGTTCTTCCTTATCCAACTTGCCATCCTTGTTTGCATCATACTTTGCAACAAGTTCAGCACGTTGCTTTTTTTGTTCCTCAGTCAACTTGGGACGTTCACCGGGAGGTGGACCCTTACGTTCTGGCCTCTTTTGATCTTGAGCACTCACAGATAATGCCAACAGTAGTGACAAAAATATATACTTCATAGATTTCCTTTCGTTTCAGCAAATAACGCTGATGTTCACTCATACATAGTCATCAAAACGATCATCAATGTTTCTTTTACCTTTGCTTTACAAAAAACTTGATTTTTGTAATCTTCATGGTATAGTTTTTACCGTATGAAGAACTGTGGATGTGGAAACGAAATTCCTGAAGAACGTCTCAATCTTGGATTCAAGGTGTGTATTGCTTGTGGAGAAAAGATTGCACTCAAGAAGAAGCCATTTGGTTACGTACACTATGGTCATAAAACGGCCGGCAGCATCGTTATTACCTCCAAGGCGGGGTTTGATAACTACAGCAAGGTTTCTTATCGTATGAACAAAGGCAGCAACATGGGATATGCTAGTCGAATCTCCACTTCTTTCTAATCAATATGCAAATGGCTGAACTCTACAAAAAGGTATACAATGAAGAATTTGTTAAACTCCCAAAATGGAAGCAAGGTGCTGTTAAAGAAGATCTTGCTAGGGGAGTGTATACTGGTCTTACCGATGACTTTATCAAATCGGTGATTGAGAAGTCAGAAAAGTTGTTTGAAACACAAAAGTCTCAGCCAACAACAAAAAAAGAAATCTTTGAGAAAGTCGCATAATATGTTTTAGTGTGACGATTGTAAGTCAATGGTGAAAGACACTGTTATTGATACTAACAGAAATATAGAGTGATTAGTATCAACATCATTAGTCTAAAACTTGGAAGTTTAAACTGTTGAGTTATAGTGGTTACAATTACATATGACTGATAAAATATACAAGACGCCAATCGTTGGCTCTAAAACGCAGGAAAAACTCAATAAGGTCGTTGGAGACGGTATTGTAGTTCAATCAAACCACAAGCGAGTTGATCGTAAACACTATTCAATCAAGTTTATCATCAACACATTCAAATCCAAAGGATTTGAATTTCCCGAAGATTATCAACGTGGACAAGTAACCGGCTGGTCTGGCTTTGGAAGACAATGGGTCTCAACATTGTTCGCAAAGGACGGATTTAGTCACTTTGATAAACTTCATATTCGTGAAGTTGCTGATGACACTGGTCATGTAAAGTTGCAAGTTGTTGAAGGTGGTCAACGTCTTCGTGCCATCTATGACTTCTTTCAAGATGATAGCAAATATCACTTGGATGATGACATTATTGTTCCATATCAAGGAAAGATTTTGAACTTGGGTGGAATGTCATGGAAAGAATTGAACAATCTTCGTCAGTATAGTCCAGAATTGGATTCATACCTTGAGGATGTTCTCGTTGAACGTACTTTTGATGTCTCTCAGTATGTCAATTATCAAATTGATGAAATTGCTGACATCTTTCGTAAGATCAACAACAAAACCAAGCTCAATGACCAAGAAATGCGGAACGCATTTGGTGGAGAAGCATGTGTTGCCATTCGTAAAACTGCACGATATGACGCGGAAACACACAAGACATTCAAACTTCATCCGTTGTTTGAAGTCACAACTTCAACTTCTGGAAAAGTTGTAGGACGATGGACAAAGATTAGCTTTGGACGTTACGAAATGGAACGCACTCTGGCTGAACTTTGTTTGTTTGAAGATGACTTTGATAGAAACGCACACTTCAGTGTAGGAATTCAATCATTGGATAATCTATATGAACGATATTCCAAGGAAGGATCATTCAGAAAGTTGTTGAATACCGTAAAGGATAGGTTGACATTGATTCACAATATGGTTCAATTCAACAACGTTCAACGTAACTCGGGTATGTTGCTTAACAAAGGTACACTGTTTACACTGTATTCTCTATTGTTCCACATTGAAAAGTATTACTTGAAGAATTGTGAAGTTGAATATGAAGATCCTCGTAAGTTCTTCATGTGGTTCTGGGTGACTCATTGTGACCTATCTCAAGTTAAAACATTTGATCCAGTTCAAAATCAATTGGTCGTTCAAATTGATCCTGTTACCGGTAAACCAGTTGAAAGTGCATACGGATTGAAAACTCGTAAGGCACATCGTAACAAAGATGAACTTGATGGAATTTTTTCTGAATGGGAAAAGTCATTTGAATCTTACGTCAATAATCCAGAACAATTGAAGTCAATTGGTATCTTAGCCAAAGACAAACGTCGTACCATCTCTGATGTAGAAGCACTCACAGTGTATGTTCGTCAAAACGGAAAAGACGCGGTTACCGGAGAAGATATGTCAATCGACGACCTCGTAAAGGGTCATGTGGTTGCTCACTCCAAAGGAGGAGATTCCAGTGTAGATAACACGGTGTTGATCAACAAGTTTGATAACCTTAAACAGGGTGCCGAACATTTTGATCAATATATGAAACAGAAAGTAGGATAACGATCCACATATGATACGAAAACCCACCGAAAGGTGGGTTTTTTTGTTGACAGTAACCACTATATAGTCTAAAGTAAAGTTATGAAAGTCGCTACAATCGAAGAAATTATCGAAGTCAAACCACATCCCAACGCCGATGCGTTGGAACTCGCAACCATCAAGGGATGGCAGGTGTGCATCAAAAAGGGTGAGTTCAAGAAAGGTGATATGTGCATTTATATTTGCATTGACAGCGTTCTTGAAGACAAGCCACCGTATCAATTCTTGAGCAGCAAACACTTTCGTATCAAGACCGTCAAACTTCGTGGACAAATCAGTCAAGGAATTGCGTTTCCGTTGACGTTGTTCAAGCAGCTTGGATACGATACCGTTGTGTTTTCTGAACCGGGCGTCATCGGAAGTGATGTGAGTCAATATGTTTATGCCAAACACTACGAAAAGCCTCTTCCGGCTCAATTGGCTGGCCAAGTGTTTGGATTACGACCGAGTTACATTCCCAAGACGGACGAAGACAACATCAAGAACAATCCAGAGATCATTGATGAGTTGACTGGTAAGCCGTACTACATCACCGTTAAGGTTGATGGTAGCAGTGGAACTTACTACATCAAGAATGGTCTGTTTGGAGTGTGCAGTCGTAACTATCAGTTGAAACATGACGAGAAAAACGCTTTTTGGCGTATTGCTGAAAAGTATGGTCTTGAAGAGAAACTGAAGGCGTCTGGTCGAAATCTTGCCGTACAAGGTGAGGTTTATGGACCTGGCATTAACGGTAACTTGTTGGGTATGTCTGAAATTCAATTCAGAGCATTTAACTTGTTTGATATTGACAAGGGTATGTATCTTGGATGGACTGAGTTGCGGGAATTTTGTTTTTACAATGACGTTCCTATTGTTGAAACGTTGGATATTGGTACAGAGTTCAACAAGACTCTTCCTCAACTTCAAGAGATTGCAAACAACTTAGTGTATGAGAACGGCAATTTTGCTGAAGGAATCGTTGTTCGTCCTCTTGTGGAGACTTACAGTGAAACACTAAGAGGACGTTTGACTGGAAAGATCATTAGTGAACAATTTGAATTGAAACATGGGTAAGTATAGTTACATTATAAAAATACACTCTGTTCAATCAATTGAACAGTTACAAGAAGTTATGAATACGTATGCATCAGTAGGTTATCGTGTTATAAGTGTATCACGAACTGACAACGTATTGTATGAGGGCAGAATTGAAAAATACACTTTGTACCTAGAAAAGAAGAAAAAATGAATAAAATTATTGTTATGGTTGGTGCTCCCGGTAGTGGCAAGTCCACCTTCGTTGAAAAATACAACCGCTCCCACCAGCATGTGAGTGTACTTAGTAGCGATGCTCTTAGAGCAGTCTATGGAAGAGATGAAAACGATCAAAGCGTGAGCGGTAAGGTTTTCCAATATATGGAAATTGAAGCAGATAATTTGGTCCGAAACGGAAATAATGTGTTGATTGATGCTACTAACATGCATCGAAAAGCCCGTAAACCTTGGGTTGAATTAGCAAAAAAATATGGTGTTGTTCTTGAGGCATACGTTTTTATTGTTGACAAGGACATTCTTATTGAACGTAATAAAAAGCGTGGGGCAGAGGGTGGGCGTGACGTTCCGGCTGATGTTATTGAACGAATGTTGAACAATTATGTTGCACCTTCCAGAGAAGAAGGATTTGACTCTGTTCATTTTGTGAAGTAATCTGTACAAAACTATGAAAGAAACCTACAATCTTTTTTTGGATGATATCCGAGTTCCAGAAGATGTAACTTGGATTAAGTTACCTAAAGTTGAATGGCTTATTGTAAGAAACTATGAAGATTTTCGTAATACGATTCTAACTAAAGGCATTCCAACTTTTGTTACTTATGACCACGATTTGTCTGATCAACACTATCAACCTATCACTACTCTAAACCAAAACAATATTGAGTATCACAAGTACCGAGAAAAGACTGGCTATGAATGCGCTCAGTTTTTGGTTAATCAGTGTATGAATAAGGCAATCAAACATCCAAGATTCACTGTTCATAGCATGAATCCAGTGGGAAGACAAAATATTGTAAGTTACATCAACAGTTACAATAGGACGTTTTCATTGCCATGATTATTTGGATCACAGGACAACCAGCTAGTGGAAAAACAACACTGGCTTTGAATTTGCGTAACCATTTTAGAGACAAGTTTTGTCGTATCGTGGACGGTGACACGTTTCGTAAACTAACAGACAATACCGATTATTCACAAACTGGTCGTAGACTAAATATAGAAAGGATCATGACCAATATTTTGGTTGACGAAAATCAATATGACTACACGATTGTTTCTGTTGTTAGTCCGTTTCGTGATCAACGAGACTGGCTCAAAACAAAAGCTAACGTCAAAGAAATTTATTTGAAGTCTAGCCGTGAACGAGATGGAAAAATGGTTGACTATTATTCGCCACCGGTTAATAATTACTTGCATATTGATACCGATACTAACGATGTCCTTGAAACTTTGGCCAAAGCCAAAGAATATATAAACTCATGATTAAAGCAATTGCAGCAATGGATAATAACCGTCTAATCGGACGGGGTGGTGGACTTCCCTGGCCTACCATCAAAGAAGACTTTCAGTGGTTCAAGACTTTTACAGCAAATCAATATCTTGTTGTTGGGTCTACGACATACAAAACTTTGCCACCTTTGCCGGGTCGTAAACTGTTGGTATTGACCGATTCTTTTCAGGATCGATGGTTCAACCCAGTAAATGACACAGCAATGTGTACGGTGTCACTGTTTGATGTGTTGGGAATTGCAGAAAAACGAGATGTTATTGTTATCGGAGGTGCAAAGACATATACGTTATTCATGGATTTTATCAAAGAATTTTATGTTACGCATGTTAATGGTTCTTATGATGGAGACACATATATGCCACCATTTAGCGATTCATTGAATCAAACTACATTAATTGCGTCTTTAGAAAACGGACATAAAATATTTCGTTACACTCGAAACTAACTATATATCAAAAATATGTTTACATCAATCAAATCATTTGTGAGAAATTTGTTTTCAAAAAAGAAAACGTCAGAAGTTATCGTTCAAACCGCAAAATCTAAAAGTTCAACTGTAATTTTGGTTCCTGTTGGACATCACATTGAACCCGCCGTAGATGATGCGTTACGTAAATTGGAATCGATGGGTTATACAGTATGGCGAAAGTATGGTTGGTCTGCTATTGATCAGGGACGGTGTGCGATGGCTCAAGAAGCACTTGATGCTGGTTTTGAACATTTGTTTTGGATTGATGCTGATGTAGTGTTTTGGCCTTACGATGTGGAAAAATTGATTAGTCATGGATTTACATTTATGAGCGCACCTTATAGTGTAAAGGGATGGCCAGTGTTGACTACTCAATTTAAGAACAAAAACGTTCAATTGGGTGAGAATGGAGGAATATACGAAGTTAACTATGCTGCCACTGGATTCATGTATACGCATCGTAGTGTATATGAAAAGATGGCAAAAGAACTGAACATGGAAAAGGTCAAGATTTGGGGTGGACAATATAACGTATATCCATACTTCTTTCCAATTTTGATTGATGGTGAATATCTGGGTGAAGATTTTGCATTTTGTCATCGACTAAAACAAATCGGTGTACCATTGTATAGTGACACACGGGTAAAGTTGTCACACATTGGAAAGTATTCTTATAGTTTTGAATTTCTCAATTCAGGCGTCAAAAAAGAACCCACCAGTGTCAATTATACCCAAGATGAAAACTTGAAATTTAGTTGAATATGAATTATATCATTTGGGAAGCAGAATTAGATAAAAAGTATAAAATTTACGTTGAACGAGTTGAACCTTACAAGGGTGAACTTGTAATCAAAGAAGGTGATAAAGAACTTACACACAAGTTTGTCACCATAACATATGATGCCAAGTTTGGACCGGATATAGCCGATGTGGCAGAGTGGGAAAGATCGGCAATCGACTTTATCGATAATACATTGAATAAGTAATATGAACAAAGTAGACACAGAATATTTCAGAATTGTCAATGATATTTTGACAAACGGGAGACTTAAAAAGAACCGAACTGGTGTAGATACAATTGGTATTTTTGGTGCTCAAGCCAAATACAATGTGGATCTAAACGCATTTCCTCTATTAACCACCAAGAAAGTTCATTGGCCAGCAATTGTTCACGAATTGCTTTGGTTTATCAGTGGAGATACCAACATCAAGTATCTGGTTGATAATAATGTTCGTATTTGGAATGAATGGGCATACAAGAAATATTCTGATTGGTGGGAAAATAGAGCAAAATTCTATACTTCTCCAGAAAATATGGAGAGAGAAATTCCAGCGGTGCAAGAGAACAAATTGACACAAGAAGAATTTGTTGAAAAAATT